ATATGCTACATCGGGAGTCGGAGCAACATATAATGTGTTTTGATCCCACATAGCATAATATTTAGGTTTTCCTTGACTGGTTCTATTAGGCCAGTATTCGGTCATATAACTAATATCTTTTTGCACTAAATAAGTTCTTACATTTGCATCACTTCCAGAAGTTGGATAGATAGATGCGGTACGAACAAATGACATGGTGCTAGGAGTAGCTCCTGGTAATACAATAAATTCATTCCCTACACTTAAAGTTGTAAATTGATAAGACCTAAAAACATCTAAATCTACTTCTCTAAATATACGAAGTTCAGCTTGTAAGATAAAATCATTCACAATAGTGTCTGTTAAAACATCAGAAGATGTTTCTGTATAACTTCTAATTTGTGTTTGTAATTCTGCAAAAGTTGTCATGATATTGCCACCGTTACTGTTCCTAATTGAGTATTCATTTTTGTGTCTTGATTAGCTTGTGAACTTCCACTTAAAGGTTTCATTGTTCTTACCTGTACAGTTTCATAGGCTCCTGGCGCAGGAATTGGATTCCATTGCTGAATAGTTTGCATTTGTGTATCAAAAATATTTTGCCCTATTGCTGGATCAATATAAACACCTCCAAGAGGTATAGTGACACTAACTACTTGTGGTTTAGCATGTTGTAATGATTGTGCATCTGTAGGATGATTTTTAGGATTTAATAAAGGAGATTTAGGCTCATATTCTGAAATATGAACCCAAGCTCCCGTCCATTCTTGAACCATTTCATTATAAGGATAAGCCTGTCCATCACGATCAGAAATTCGTAAAGCAAATTGTCCTGGTGCATATCTAGCCATTAATAAGTTCCTGTAGTTATATTAAGATGTGGTACAAAATGAGAACTAACATTTCCTCTATTAGTATCTGCAGCTCTTTTAAATTCTTCTTCATATGCTATTTTTAAAACCTGAGATCTATCAGGTGCATATTTTAAAGAAAGATAATAAGCTAATCCAGCAGTTAAACACGGTAAAAAAGAAAAAGGTATTTCATTATTATTCGTATAAGCCCCAGAATCTTTCATTCTTAACATTGCATAATAAACAACTGTATATGCGGCATCTGCCGCTGGATATAAATACAAAGTAGGATTAATTGTTTTTTCAAAATAATATTGAGTAGGTCTTCCACCAGAAGTTTTTACTGTATAGTTTAAATAAGTAGCACGACTAATAGGAGAACACGAATATTCGTTATTACTAGAATCACGAATAACCATATCTGTTATTTCTACAATTTGAGAAGCATCATCTGCTCCTGTTCCATATAAACTAGTTCCACTTAATGAAATAACATCTGCCGCAAGAGCTGCTGTTTGTTTTTGAATCGTCCATAAATTTAAACCTCTATTAGACCATTCGGCTAATAAAAGATTTAATGAACGACGAGCGGTTTTAAGTTGATAACCAGTACGATTTTGCAAACCGCATCGTTCAAAAGCCTCTTCAACTATCTCATCAATGGATAAATTAAAATCCGCTGTGCTGGAATAAGTGGGCATTTAATTATTTTGCAAGGCCCATACCACGTTTAGCGACTCCGCCACCACGTTTATTGATAACTCCTTTGCCTTTTCCACTTCCAAATTTACCGTAAGACTCATCTCTACTAGCTTTTAATTGTTTTTTAGTTCTTTTCTTTTTAATACGCATAGCGATAGATTCATCTTTTCTATCTTTATAGCCTTGTTTTTTCTTACCAACTGGACCACCGTCTTTTAAACCCATAGCCATTCTTTTATGTTGATTGATGGCACCGCCACCTCGTTTTTTTGCAATTTTTTTCTTGCCCATCATGATAGACCTCCATTGATCTTTTTGTATTTATCTTCTCTAGATACTACGACGTCTCGATAATATCCTTTAGGCCATTCCCTATAATAACCTTGTTTATGTAATTTATCAGAAGCTTGCTGTAATTGCGAGAACTTTTGTACTAACATCATAGAATATTTAAGGTTACTTAAAATTTTTGGTGCCTCTCCTTCAGGGTTAACTAAAAACTCTTGATCTTTGGGGGTTGCTGGGTTTGAAGGATGAAAACTCATAAAGTAGATATCATCTTTATTATGCCAATAATTGTACTCTTCTGTGGCTAAATGAAGCTCATCAGGAGAATAACTATAATAAGGATCGCAAAATATTAAAATTTCTTTAATATTAAAGTTTAAATTATCTATGTGTGTGTTTAATTCTTTTTTATAAGTAGATCCTTTGGTTTTTACCTCTACCCAAACTTTTTTATCTAGCCATGCTTTTTTAGCAAAAGGGCAAGCAGGAAAACCTCCTAAGTGAATATTAGGAACTTCTAAAAAATGTTTTGACCAGAGCCTAACATCTTCTATTATCTCTTCCCTTGTCGGTTGTATTTTTTCCATGATTTTAATTTATGTTTATTTTTAGGTTTAGATCTTGAAGAATTACCTATACTTGTTCTTTTCTTTATAGGAGTAAAATAGTCACTCCTTGTAGTAATCTGAGCCATTTTTTATAAATAGGTTATTGCGCCCGCAATCCATAAAGCAGCAAAACAAATATATGCTATAGTTACTGGTTCCATTTTTCTTTTGCTCTAAGTGTCCAGGCTTTCATAGCTTCCTTGGTTATTTTTTCATCAACCAATGTAGCTCCGTCTGGTATCTCATTATATAATTTTAACACTTCTCCATCCTCACTTATTTCTACGTAAGCAGGACCACAAAAAGCGTCTTTAGGAAAATCTTTATTTTTCTTTAACATTCTTTTTTCGTATAAACATTCACCTGCATTAGACATTGGAATATATTGTGTCATTTGTGTTTCCTGATCATTCATATTTCCAAATACAAATAAAATTATAACTGCTACAATTTTCATTCGGGCGCTCCATTAGCTCTAACTTTGTCCTTGAGCAATTCCACGTCCTTCTGCATTTTCGTTACCTGTTCTCTTAGGAACTCGATATTCACTTTATTATGCATCATACTCTCAAGTTCTGCTTCCATTGTAGCATTTTTAGTTCCAAGCCATTCCAAAATCATCGTCTGCTCCATATCCACAGGCGTTTGCTCAGCTTTTTTTAATAGATCAGCTTCCATTAATTGTCTTGCAGTCTCAAGTTCTGTAATTCTTTGAGTCAAATCGCTGTATGCAAAGATTCCAAGTGATATGGCTGCGATGAGGCCTAAAAGGTTTCTAACAGGCATGCTGATCGCTGTGTTATCTGATATTTTCATTTGTATCCTTTCTGTTATATATTTTTTTACTCTCTACAACTTTTGATTTATATTGAGGTGTATATAATTCTTTAGCAACAGGATTATTTTTTTTCATAGCCCTATTGCGTTTTGTTTGAAACCATCTGTATTGTTTATTAACCATTATCCACCAAGAGGATTTTCTAGCGCTCTTTTAATTCGCTTATCTATCTTTTCCTCTAACTCCTTTTGTGATTGTTTTATTTTTTCTTCTAATTTTTTCATATCATCTTCTAAAGTATCAATTGTAGATTTTAAATCTTTAGCATTATCTCTAGAATCTTCTTTTACTTGTTGCTCAACATCATTAACAATTGATTCAACTCTACGCACATCTTGTCTTAAATCATTTTTAAGTTCATTGGCTACATCAGATACTAATTTTATTTCTTGCATCATCATTTCCATTTCACCCATTAACATTTCTATTTCTGTTTGTAATAGTTCTGTTTTACTAGACATTTCTTCTTTTGTCAGTGCAATATTTTTATCAAACTCGGATAAATCGGGAGCTACATAATTTTGTATTTGTTCTTTCATATTGAGGTAATCTTTATAAAATTCAAAACCACCCCATAATCCACCACCAAGTGTAGTGAGTGCGGTAAGGACTACAAAGATTTTTCCACCTTTGAATTTAAGTCCCGCAAATTCAACCTCTGCCATTGCTATTCCGAATCCGTCTGCCATTGGGACATAATCATTTCATTCATTAATCCTTCACTTCCAGCAAATAGATAATATTGTGCTATGTTATTATTAGTTAGTTGGGTATCGGGTAGCATATAATCTGTAAAAAATCCTTCTCTGTCATTTAATTGTTTTTGTGAGTCAAAGAAATTTTTGGTATTTCCTAAAACTTGCATTACTATTAATGTTTTTAACTGATTTGTTGAATCATATCTACCCTTATCCCCCATCTTTTTTACTATCTTTTTAGCAGCTTTTTCTTTCTTAGATTCTGGTTTTTTTATTTCTTCTTTGTCTTCAGCCTTATCTTCTGCTTTATCCATATCTTCTTCGCTTCCTTCATCCTCACTAGCCTCTGGTGAGCTTTCTTCAACCTCTGGCTCTTCTGCCATTTCTTCTTGAGGTTCATCAACAGGTTCTTCAATAGGTTCATCTTGTACCTCCTCTGTTTCCATTTCTGGTTCAGGTTCCATAGTAGGTTCAATTTCTACTTCCTCCATTTCTGGTTCTGGCATTTCCATTTCTGGTTCTGGCATTTCCATATCTAAGTCAGCCATTTCCATCTCTGGCTCTGGCATTTCTAAATCAGGCATTTCTAAATCCATTTCCATTTCTAGTTCCATCTCCATTTCATATTCTACAGTTGCAAGTTCCATTTCTTCCATATCAATGTTTGGCATCTCAAAGTCCATTTCCATTTCAAAGTCCATTTCAAAGTCCATTTCCATTTCTACCGTTTCATAGGACATATTCATATCAGGTTCTTCAAACTCAGGTTCAAAATACATGTCATCACCAGGCGCTTCTACAACATTATTATGTTCAAATATATTTTCTACGATATCTATAACTTCTGTCTCTGTACTGCCACCGTATGCTACCCACATTTCAACGCTCAGTATATGTTCTGTAACTATTGTAGAAATTACATTGTAAAGTACATTTATTTGTACATCATCAAATAGCGGTCCAATTGCCAGGTTGATATCACGTCCACCTACCTCTACAATTAATTTTGTAATTGTTCCTGCAAAATCAAATCCGCCTGTGTATTCTTGATAACCACTGGTTACACCAGATTCAGATAAAATGTCAGTGCCTTGAAATATATTTGTATTACCATTACGTCCTGTAATATGCATATAGATACGATCTTGAGGATCTCTTTTATCAACTTTTATAGAATAATTAGTTCTGCCACCATTTTCTATATCAAGTTCAGATATATCTATTCTC